TGGCGAGCTGCAGGCACTTCTGCGTCCGCACCGCCGCGTTGGCCGCCTCTACGCCCTCCGCGCCGATGGCGGTGTACATCTCCTCCTCCATGTCGTTGTACGCGCGGCGCGCCGCAGGCGGCAGGTCAACGTAGATCGGGCTGGTGATGGGCTCATCGACGGGCAGGCCGCGCACGGTCAGGCAGATGTCCTTGAGCCGCTCCTGCACCTCCTCCTGCGTGTGGTCGTAGGGCACGAGGCTGTAGCCGTCGTAGCCCTTGCGGAACCAGCGCTCGCTGAAGGCGGTGAACGTCTGGCCTAGCCGTTCTCCCCGATCCAAAAACCACGACTGACCCCAAAGATCGACTACGCCATTGGGTGCAGGCGTGCCTGTCAGGCCGATGAAGCGCGTGACGTGCGTGTGGGCCACCTGACCCAGCGCGCGTGCCCGTGAGCCGCCCTGACGCAGCCTGAAGGATTTCAGCCGGGTGAACTCGTCGGCGACCACGGTGCGGAACGGCCACGCCTCGCCGAGCGTCTCGCGCAGCCACACGAGGTTGTCGTAGTTGGTCGTGTAAATGTCGGCCGGCGTGTCAAGCGCCGCCTGACGCTGCTTGGGCGTGCCGGTGATGACGCTGACGCGCAGGTGCGACAGGTGCGGCCACTTCTTGACCTCGTCCGGCCACGTCGAGCGCGCGACGCGCAGCGGTGCCAGCACCAACACCGGGTACACGTCCTCGACCACGGATAGCGCCTCTAGCGCCGTCAGGGTGGTGACGGTCTTGCCGCCGCCCATGGGCATCCACAGGGCGGCCCTGCGCTCCTTGTACAGGTGCGCGAGGGCCTCCTTCTGGTAGTCGTGCGGCTTGAAGGTCACGCGCCTTCCTCTCAAGCAAAATGAACGTCGATGGCCTGATCGAAAGGAACGGCCTCGCCCGCGTCGCGAGCGGCCTGACGCTCACGAGCGGCCCAATAACCGACGGCGTCGGCTTCCTGATAAGCGGCCGAACCGTAAGCCGGATCGATCTCTACCCAATGAGCGGCGTCGAGACGACGACCGGCGGCGACAGCGGCTTCGATACGGGCCAGAAGACGATCCGCTTCGGCCTCCGCGCCATCGCGACGAGCCCAAAAGCGAAGACCGTCTTCGTCAACGGCACGAGCATGATCCAGAAAAGCATGATCATGAGCCCAACGATGACCGGCATCGTCCTCGGCGACCACATAAAACGAACGACCCACGACGACTGAACCGTCTTCGTCACGACCCAGATCGACCAGATCGTCGCGAACTCCGAAAGAAAGTGCCATTTGGGTAACTCCTGTTTGCGTTGCTGATACACAGCATATGGCGCATGCAATCAGGCATTGCAACCCCCCTCCCGAACTTTTTTCACGATCTCGTCGATCTCTTCAATCGACCGGGCGATGAAGACCGGCACGCCGTCGCCGCGCATGCGCTCGATCTCGCGCTGCTGGTGGCCGCTGAGCCGGTCGCCGTCGGCCTTGATCTCGATGAAGGCGGCGCGCGGCCACGTCCACCAGATGAAGCAGTCAGGACAGCCCCTGCGGCCTTCCCAGCGCGCCTTGCGGTACTGGCCGCCGCTCTTCTGGACGACGCGCTTCAGGTACTCCTGCAGCTTGCCGGCGGGCGTCACTGCTCCTCGCAGCTCCACACCGCCTCGGCCAGCTTCAGCCTCGGCCGCTCGCCCTCGACGGTGAAGCTTTTGTCGATGAAGCGCAGCTTGTTGGTCGGCAAGATCAGCAGTCGTTCACCATCTGTCCGCATGAACATGAACTCCTTGCTCTGGCTCGGGTGTTCGCTGTAGCCGTCGCCGATGGGCACCGCCGTGAAGAGGTAGTCACACAATATGCCGGCCGTGCTGCGCGCCTGCAGCCCGGTCAGGAACGTGTAGCTCAAGAGCGAGAAGGCCCAACCGTAGCAATCCCACATCTGGGCCTGTGGCAGTGTCCAGTCGTCCGGCTCGGCGCTGAACGCGAGGGCGTGTGGGGGCAGGTCTCTATACACGGCACCGCACTCAAGCATCACAGTACAGCCCCACGCGCGACCGGGGTGACTGTGCAGCCCGAACCAAACCGCCTGTTCGTACCCCTCACCGCCCTCGCGGATGAACGACTGATCGACCCAGACATACTGGTGATGGGGGAGGGATGCGCTGGCGGTGTTCATATCAGTCCTTGCGGTAACGGTACGCCTCGAAGCCGGCGGCGGCAAGCGGCAGGCCGACCGACCAACTCGGATTGGTGGACATGAGCGCGGCCAGCCCCTCGCTGCTGTACGCCGGCTCGTCCGGCGTCTCGCAGACCAGCTCGTCGTGCACGCGGATGCAGACGCTGTAGCCGGCCTCCTCGGCGCGCAGCATGCCGATCATGAACACGTCGCGGGCGATGGCCTGCACGGCATTCTCGACCAGCTTGCCGCCGTAGGTGTCGAGGCGCTCCCACTTGCGCGTGAATTGGTTCATGCCCTCGTGGAACAGGCTCCCGCTGTCCGACACCTCCGGGCGCGGGTAGCACAGGTAGCGACCGCTCGGCAGCCGCATCCGCAGCCACGCGATGCCCTGCGCGTCCGGCTTCACGTCGAACGTGATCAGGTCGCCGAAGCTCTCGCCCAGATTGTTGATGGCTGACCGCGCGGCCGCCTCCATGTCGTACCACAGGTTGCGCGTGCGCGGGTGGGCCCTTCGCCACGCCGTCACGATCTCTTGGATGGCCTCGTCGGTCATCGCGTCGAAGACCGCGCCGCCCATCTTGCGGTACGCCCCGACGCCGCCCTGATAGCCTCCGGCCAGCTCCGGCACCTTGCCCTGAAGCTGCCGTTCGGCCTTGGTGATGTCGCCGGGGTCCTTGCCGAGAATGCGGCCGGCGGTGACCTTGTACAGGTCGTGCCCGTCGCCTCGGTCGTAGGCCTTGAAGGCGGCGACCTTCCAGTCCTCGCCGGCCAGCCACGCCAGCACGCGCCCCTCGATGTTGGACAGATCGGCGATGACCAGCTTCTTGCCCTCGGGGGCGACCAGCGCGCCGCGCACGGCGAACGCGCAGCGCTCGCTGATGTTGTCCCAGATCAGGTGCTCGCAGTCCGCCTTCATAGCTGCCACCGTGGTCGCCTGCACGTCGTCGTCGAACCAGTCGGGGCTGCGCGGCAGGTTCTGCGGCTGGAACAGGCGGCCGGCGTCACGCCCGGTGCGCGCCGCGCCGCAGAACTGGATCAGGCCGCGCAGGCGGCCGTCTCGGTTCGTGGCGTTGAGCAGCACACTGTACTTGGCTGGGCTCGTCGCGGCCGCCTGCTGGCGTATCTCCAGCAGCTCGCGCACCTGCGGATTGAGGTCACCGCCGAGCAGGTTGCCGAGCGTGGCGCGCGTCAAGTCGTCGGTCTCGAAGCCGTGGGCGTCCTTGAGGTGGTCGAGTAGACGCTGGCGCTGCGTGGCGGACGTGACGCTGCCGCCCGTTAGATGGGCTGCACGAGTGGCCAAAGTTCGTCCAGCTCTATCGAAAGCTCGTAGAGCTGCTCTTGCGAACTCGAGATCAACGGCGACACCACGGTCAACAATTCTTTGATCACAGAACCACAGGTGCCGCTCATGACGACTATCGTTCCATGCTGGAAGTCGTCCAAATACGCTTCGCATTGCGTCCACATCGAGCCGGGCGTACTCGACGAAGGCGGCCCACTCCTCGGGGTGTGTGTCACGGGTAGCTCTCCGTAGCTTGACGTTGCTGGGCCTCGGCTTCGTCAGCAAGTGTATCAGCTTCTTGCCCGCCTTGTCCTTAGCTTTATCCTGCGGCACGTTCAGCACGTCGCAAAGCTGGCCCAGAGACCCCGGCAGGCTGTGCTGCAGGGCCAGCACCATCGTATCGATGATCTTCTCCACAGGGATGTGGACGCCCTGCTCGCGCAGGACGGTGCGGTCGAAGTTGCTGTTGTGGATCACGATGTCGTCGGCGGTGTCGATCATCATCTGCAGCGCATCACGCCAGTGCGGCATGTCCTGCGTATCCCAGACACTCACAGGCTCGCCGTCCCACGCAAACGCCACCAGCATCACCTCGGCGTCCTCCGCATAGCGGTACGCGCCGTAGGTGATCTTGGTTTCGCAGAAGGTTTCGAGATCGAGGTACAGTGTGCTCATGATGTCCTCTGTTCGGGAGAGCCGCGCGCTTCGTGTATCAGCAACGCGAGGAGACCCGCACCCACGCGCGGCTCACCAGAACAGAGGCGTGCCTGCCCCACTGGGGGTCAACAGGGCAGGCACGCCCGTTATATAGACCTACAGGAGGTCCATGCCAATAGCCTTGGCGTAGGTGCTGAGCACGGCGAAGTGCTCATCCCTGTCGTCTTGAGCCATCTTGCGGATGCGGACGATCTCGCGAAGTATCTTGCCATCATACCCACGGGCCTTGGCCTCGGTGTAGATGTCCTTGATGTCACCCGCGACGCCCTTCTTCTCCTCTTCGAGCGTCTCAATGCGCTCGATCAGGAGGCGCAGTTGCTCGCCTGCGCTGTTGTGTCCCTCCTCGCTCACAGGAAGTCGGCCGCTTCGGGGGCGATCTTAGCCAACGACGCAAACTCATCGGCCGATGCCCGGGACGAGCCGCCGCCGAGGTTCTCGCCCTCGCCGGTCAGCATGATGCCACGCAGCGAGCAGTTAATGCGCCGGCCCCACTTGTTGTCCTGAGCCCACACCTCAACCGAGGCGTTGACCACGGCACCGCTGTGGGCATTCTTTTCAATGTAGCCCTTGCCCGTCAGCGGCTTACCGTACTGATCGAAGACGCTCGGCTGGGTCTTGGCGTTGCGGGTGGACAGGTAGTGCATGCCCTCAAAGCCCTGATACGCCTCGCCGGTCTTCTTGCTGCGGTAGACCTTCTTGACGAAAGCGACCTTGCCGTCCTCTTCCAGCATCTTCACGACGCTCTCGGCCTTGTCCTTCCACGCCTCGTCGGCCTCGGCGGCGATGGCGGCCTCAAGCGCCTTGTGCTGTTCGCTCCCCGGCTTAATGGCAAATTTCGCGCCATAGGCCGGCTCGCCTTCGCCAAATGCCTGCGGCTCGGCAATCGCCGGAAACGACAGGGTAACACCCTTGAGCATGATTTGAGTAGCCATTTTGTTCACTTTCAGTTTGCAGTTAAATCGCGGAAATCATCCGCGACCGATTGAACGGCCAGTGCTGGCCGCTTATCCGTGGCGGGTGCCACAGATGGCTTCCCATCGGCGCGGGAGATCAGGGCCTCGGCCTTCTCCCAGCGCTTGGGTGTGTCTTTAAGCAGCTTCTCCGCCTTGGTCGGCGAGATCAGGCTGTAGTCGTACATCTCGTCCTGCCGCAGGCGGAAGCTCTTAAACAAGGCCTCGGCCTCGTCGTCGTTGTTCCACTTGCGGTTGCCGCGCTTGCCCTCGACCAGCTTGTAGCCGTCAACCGACTGACCGGCCAGCAGGCGACGCTCGACCTCGGCGCGGACGGCCTTGCACCAGTGTTCGACCAGCTCCACCTTGGACATGGCCACAGACAAATAGTTGTCGCCCGTCGTCATGTCCGGCGTGGTGAAGTCATCGAGGGTGGCCGATCCACTGACGACCTCTGCCACCTCGGCCGCAAGAGCCGGGCAGACGGCCTTGGCCTTGCAGAACCTGCACTGCTTCTCACCCGGCACCAGTGGTGCGTCGGGCTGGCGCGTGGCTTCAGCCGCCTCGGTCACCCGCCGCTTGAAGGCCCACAGGTCGCCCACGTAAATCCAGTGCTCGGAGACGTGGTTGAGGCGCGGCTGGTGGATTACCATGCAGACCTGATCGAACTCGCCGAGCTGGTCGGAATGCTCCAGCGCGCCCAGCGCGTACAGCATGAGCTGCGGATTATCGCCCGCATCAACCTTCACCCCCATGCCAAACTTGAGATCGACCACAAACAGCACACGATTTTTTGTATCTACAATAATTGCGTCGCTGGTGCCGCCGGCACCGTCCTCGCCCGTGATGTGGCCGATGGGCACGCGCTGCTCGACCAGCAGCAAGCCGCGCTCGCCGTAGTCAAGGACGAGGCGGCAGTAATCGTCTACGTGGTCGGCCATGCTCTGGGTCACGGTGAAGGTGAAGCCGTCCACGTCGTGCTGCTCGCCGACGCGCTTGAACGGGTGCTGGCCCGTGCCGTCGAGGTACTCACTGGCCAGCGTGTGCGCCAGCGTGCCCTCGGCGGCGTAGGAGCTGCTCTGATCGGGGAACGCCGCCTCAAGGCCGACGCTGCCGGGGCACGCCATCCAGCGTTGCGCGCCCGACGGACTGAGCTTCGCGTGTGCCATCAGAACGGGCTCTCAAGACGGTCGATCAGCTCGGCCCAGCGCGCTGCGTCCAGTTGCGAGGCGCGTTCGACGCCGAACTCAGTCATGACGCCCTCGACGAACGGCTTGCCCTTCGTAGCCACGGCGCGCAGCACGACGGGTGCCACGTCCTTCTCGAAGTTGAGCGCAGGTGTTGCGGGCGCAACCGGGTTGATCTCAACGGGCTCGGCCGGCGGCGCGTAGGCGCGTTCGACATCTGCGGTGGGGTGCAGCTTGACGGCCAGCGACATTATTTTGCCGGCCAGTTCGGACAGCGTGTCGGCGGTGATCTCGATCTTATACATTCTTCAGCTCCTCAATGAGACGGTCGCGTTCGGCGATCATCAGTTCCAGTTTTTCGATCTCGGCGCGCAGCTCATAGACCTTGTCGTCGAGCTGGTTGCAGTCGATCTGCAAGTCCTCGGCGCGCTGCCTCCAGTCGGCCAGTGCCTCCTGCGCCTCGGTATCCATGTCTTCCAGACGCTCAGCCAGCACGATGGTCAGCTCGTTGTCGCTCTCGAAGGCGGCCTCGATCAGGTCAAACATCTCGCAGGTGCGCCAGTAGTTCCGGTCGTTCATCGTTTCTCTCCTAAAAGTTCCACGGCGTTGCGTTGTACTGAGCGGCGACGAGGCGAGCCTCGCGCTTGCCCTCGACGGCGTGTTCACACAGGTGGGTGCGGCGGCCCGCGTCGATGATCTCGATTTGGACCATCGCGCGGCCCTTGCCGAGCTTGTAGAAGTTGGCTGCCTTGATCATCGGATCAGGCCTTGCGCGCCACGACCTTGACGGTCGTGTAGCCCTTGCTGACCTTCTGGTTCTTGCTGAACCAGCGGCCGTCCACGCCCAGCTCACGCAGCTTGGCTTCGGCGGCCTTGGCGTCGAGCGACTGGCGCTCGGCCACTTCCGACACCGTGGCGCGGAACAGGCTGCCGTCAATGGCAGTGTCGCCCGTGTTGATGATAAGCGCGATCAGGTTGGCCTCGACCGCCTTCAGTTCGGCGATCTGGGCCTTGATGTTGCCGAGGCGGTCTACGACCGAGGCGGCGAGGTCGATGGTGTTGGGCTGGGTAGCCATTGGGTCTCTCCTTGGTTGCTGATACACACCGTATGGACTTATCAATCTCGGATTGCAAGCCCCCTATTCGTAAAAAATTACGATCCCGTTTTCCATCCGCAGTGGGCCGTCCTTCTCCCTGCTAAGGTTCTGAATTGCCCGGACAACTGACTGGCGACGGATGTCCCGCTTGCCCGGCTCTGGTGGTGGTAAAGTATCGCAAGCCTTGCGGATCAGGTCCTCCGCGCGAATAACTGCATCCGCCGGGAACAGGGTCGCCACCTCCAGCAGGTGGGTCTCAAGGCGGCCGCGACGCTTCACGTTTTTCTTATCCTCAACAGCCGCCGGGCGCACGTCATCCTCAACCGCGACGCAGCTCGTGATGTCGTCACCGTCGTCGTCGAGGCCGAGCAGGATCGTCTCCAACTTGAAGCCCCAGCGGACGCCGTCCTCGCCGTCCTTCATCTTCTCGATGACGATCTCGCGCCTGCCGTCCTCGTGGCGCAGGACCTCGATCTGCACGTCGGCGGCGGCCTTGATGCCGGACCAGCCGCGCGAGCCCTTGCTCAGGTCCTTGCCCGCGTGGTGGACGGCGAGGTTCATCGCCCCGGTGGCGTCGTGCAGCAAGTTGATGTTGCCCAATGCGCGGCCCATGTCCTCTGACGTGTTCTCGTTCGCGCCGGGCGTCACCTGCGCCAGCGTGTCGATGATGATCAGGTCAACCGGGCCGAGGTTCTTGATCTCGGCGATCACCTCGGAGATGTCCGCGTCGTCCAGAAAGTTTGGCGCGGCCGTGATGACGTGCAGGTCGGGCACGGTCCGCAGGTCGAACCCGTAGTGCTGGGCGTAGGCCTGCCCGCGCTTGCCCAGACCGGAGCCGCCCTCTGCGGCGATGATCACCACCCGCGCCCGCATCGTGCGCCGTGTGCGCCACGCAATGCCGCGCGCGACTGAGAAGGCGAGGTCGAGGGCGACGAAGGTCTTGCCGCTGCCTGACGCGCCGAACAGGACGCCGAGCCGCGCCTTCGGCAGCACGCCCTTGATCAGCCAGCCCATCGGCTCGCGCTGGGTCAGGTCATAGATCGGCACCGGACCAAAGCGACCAAGGCTCCTCGCGGGCAGCTCGGCCATGATGGCCTCGGCCTTGGCGAGCACCTCCTCGCGGCTGGGTGGCTCGGCTGGGCGGTTGGCCTCCTTCGCCATCTTGATCACGCTGGCCATGGTGACCTGCCTGCGGTTCGATCCCTTGCGCCTGTCAAAACTCTCCCACTGGACGCGCATGGCCTCCGTGCTGACGTAGGTGTACCCGTCCTGCGACCATTCGTCCCACAGCTCGAAGCCGGTGTCGTCGCCGTCGCACTCGTGGTGCAGGGCCATGCCGACCTTGATCCAGTCTTGCCGGCTCATGTTCGGATCGAGGCTGTTGACCAGCTCGGCCATGCGCTCGGGCGTCAGGCCCAGTCGCGGCTCACGGCCGGCCATAAAGTCTTCAGGGTCAACGACGTTGTTGAGCAGCGATCTGCCAAAGCGGCGCTCGCAAAGGTCGATGACATGCTGATCGACGGTCGCCACCGTGTTCTCAAGGCCGATCAGCTCACAGGCGGGCAGGATGTTGCCCGTGAACGTGACAAAGCCGTTGGAGCTGAACGTCTCAAAACCGAACTGCTCCGGCGTCGAGGGGCTCTTGTGGTTACCCAGATTGCCTTTGAGCGCGGCGCGGATGCCTTTACCCGATGGGCTGAACTCGGCATACGTCCGGGCAACGATGCGCTCGATCTCGGGGGCAATCTCGCCGCTCGGCCCGACACAGTTGTCGAAGTCGAGGAAGGTATACCCAAAGTCGGGCATTGGCGCGAAGCCCACGCCGTCATAGCCCATGCGCGCAGCCGCGTCGCGCGCGGCGGCGAAGGCGGTTAGGCGTGCGCGGTCGGTCGGCGAGCCCTGTTGGCCGTGGCGGATGGTGCCGTCGGTCCAGTATGGGACTTTGCGCGCTTTGGCCTCGCCGGGGTACTGCTCGAAGCGCCAGATAAGCCAGCCGGGGATGAGCCGCAGCTCTGCCGGCACCTCAAGGGCGCGGATTTTGGGCGCAATTGCCCTGACGCTCGCCATGTCGTCCTCCACAGGTCTTACAGCAGGTCGGCGCTGGCGCTCGGTGCGGCAAGCGCCCGGACGAGGTCGGGGCTCATGAGCTCATCGCGCGGGATGCCGTAGACTGCCTCGATCACGACGGCCTTCTCCACTGGCACCCAGCCTCTGCGCTTCCATGCGTAGATGGCCTGATGCGACACGCCCATGCTCTTGGCGAAGCGGACAATGCCGCCACCCTTGGCAATGGCGAGGTTGATGGCGGCGACACGGTCTGTCATGCGTCTTCCAGTTTGTTGATGTCGTGACGGAAGCGCTCATCTCGGATACCCCAGATGTGCGTCTCCCGCATGTACTGGGCCTTGAGCTTGACCAGCCGCTCGTTGACGGCGTCCAACTCGGCCTGCAGCCGGTCGCGCTGGGCGAATGCCTCGCGTGCCTCGGCGATCATTTGCGCTCTCCCTTGCGGCCGAGGCGGCCGGTCTTGGGGTCACGGAAGTGCGCCTGCTTGAGGGTGTCCTCCAGCCGTTCGAGCTTGGAGCGCAGGACGCGGATGACCAGCTCGTCAGTGGCGGAGTTGGCGGCCTTACGCTCAGCGTCGCCGAGCTTGACGTACAGGGCCTCGATCTCGCGCGCCTGTCTGTCCACGGTCCATCGGGCCTCGCGCAGCGCGCCCCACGGGTTGAGGATGTCGCAGATATTCATGTGGGTCTCTCCTTTTTGCTGATGGGCTTGCTGTGTGGCAGATGCAATTGCGGATTGCAACAGACATTTTTCATTAACAATTTTTGTGCTAAGGGCGCGAGCGAGCCTTTTCCAAAGGGATGTTTATGGCCGCGCGCAAAGACACAATCCCCGACGATGTTTTGATATCTGCGTGGGAGCGTTGCAACTTCTCCCCGGCCGCCGTCGCCCGAGAGCTCGGCACCTCCGAGCGCAACATCTATTCTCGGCGCAACACACTGATCGCCAAGGGCATCGATCTGCCAACGGTCAAGGCGTCCACGTCCCCCATCAGCCGGTCAACGTACAAAAAGGTAATCAACTGCGAGATGCGCGATGGCGTCGTCGTCGTCGGCTCCGACGCGCACATCTGGCCCGGCCCCGACACCACGGCCCTCAAGGCCCTGCTGCTAGTGACCGCCGACCTCGGCAAAGCCGTGCGTATGCTGATCGCCAACGGCGACTGGCTGGACGGCGCGAGCACCAACCGCCACGACCCGTTCGGCTGGCAGCATCGGCCGACAGTCAAGGAGGAGCTGGACTGTGTCAGTGACGCTATGCACCGCTGGCGCATGGCGGCCAAACCGGCGCGCACGGGCGTGCGGTCGATCTACACGGTCGGCAACCACGAGACCAACTTCGAGCGCCGCCTCGCCACGCAAGTGCCGATGTACGAGGGGGTGCCCGGCCTGCGCCTCGCGGAGCAATTCCCCGAATGGGACTTGACGTGGTCGTGCTGGCTCAACCGCGCCAGCAAACACCCGGTCATGGTCAAGCATCGGCAGGCGAACGGCGTTCACGCCGCCTACAACAACACGCTAAAATCCGGTGTCAGCATGGTGACCGGCCACACGCACGTCCTTGAGGTTAAGCCGTGGGGTGACTATCGCGGCCGCCGTTGGGGCGTGCAGACCGGCTGTCTGGCCGATCCGACTGGCCCCCAGTTCGAGTATGCCGAGAACGGCTACACGCCCGCCTGCGCCGGCTTCGCCGTGCTCACCTTCAAGGACGGGCGGCTGCTGCCGCCAGAGATTTGCGAGGTGATTGAGGGTCGCGCGATGTGGCGCGGGCAGGTGGTTGTGGACGACCACGCTGAATATCTAGCCGAGCAGGAGACTACGCCGTGAATGCAGTGCAGAAGGCCCTCGATAACTGGCGTTCCGCGATAGAGGCGCGGGACATAGCGTTGGATCGCGCCGTCGAGAACGTCTACTCCCAGTTTGCCGCAATTGTCGCCCGACGCGAAAAGGAGTATGATGACGCCCTGCGACGGAGCAAGGAGGCTGGCGATGAAGTGGATGACTGAAGCGCACAGCCTGATCGGCACCCGTGAGGTGCCCGGCGCGGGCAATAACCCGGTGATCATGAGCTGGGGCAACCGCCTCGGTGCGCGCGTGCTGGGCATCGCCTACGGTGCCGACAGCGTGCCGTGGTGCGGGCTGTTCGCGGCGCACTGCGTCACGCAGGCCGGCCTGAAGCCGCCGCCCATCGCCATCCGCGCCAAGGCGTGGGCGGCGTGGGGCGAGGGGTTGTCGATGGTCGCCACGCGGCCGCCGCTGGGCGCTATCGCCGTATTCAGCCGTGATGGCGGTGGGCACATCGGCTTCATCGACAGCGTGAACCGAGACGCCTCGCTGAACATATTGGGCGGCAATCAAGGCGACGCTGTCAATGTGCGCCGGTTCGACCGCAAGCGCCTTATCGCCCTGCGCTGGCCGAAGGGCGTGGCGTGGGCCCTGCAGGCACCGTGGGCCGCCGCCGCTGCGCCGGAGACATCGGGCGAGGGCTGATTTTCACTGAGGAGGACTGACTATGGTTGATTTCGTTTTGAAGCGTTTGCGTGAGCCGAGCACCTACGCCGGCTTCGCCGGTCTGGCTGCCGCTGTCGGCATCGCTGAGCCGCTGTATCAGGCTATTGCCGCTGTGGTCATGGCCGCTGCCGGTCTGGCCGCCGTCGTGATGGCTGAGCACAAGGACTGACAGCGTGAAGCTCTTTGCGTCCCTGCTGAGCGTGATCTCCACCATACTAACGTGGTGGAAGCAGAAGCAGCTCATCGAGCAGGGGCGCAAGGAGGCCGCGCTGGACGCCATTGAGGAGGTAGAGGCCCGTGTTGAACAAGCTGAAGCGGCTGTGGCTAATCCCGATCCTGTGCGCGACGAGCGCCTGCGTAAGCGGTTCGACCGCGCCGCTGGTGGTCAGTGACTACTGCCGCATAGCCAAGCCCATCGGCTATGACAGCAAGGCCGATACCGCCGAGACGGTGAAGGCCGTCGAGGCGCATAACTGGTCGTGGGTGTGCGTGTGCGAAAAGGACTGCCCGGTCACTCCGGCACGCGGATAAACGCGTCGGTCGGGATCAGCACCACGCGCTCAACATCGCGGTTGTCGCCCCGATCAAAGCGGCCGCCGGTAGTGACGGTGTGCTCGACGGGGAGCTGGACGACGCCGAGCTGATCCGTCCACTGCACCGCCAGCAGAGCGTTGGCCTCAACCGCGCAGAGCGCGTTGTACTTGGCCTCGCTCAGCATGTACGTGTCGTAGCGCGCACGCGTGTTGCGACGCACCTTGATCTCGACGACGCAGGGGCGGTGCGTGAAGCGAAACACAGCGTCGTATGGCGCGAAGCGGTCTTGGGGCGCGGTGGCCGTTAGGCCGAAGGCGCGCTCCAACTTGGCCACGACGCCAGCCTGATTGCTGCGGTCGGCGTCGCTCTCGTAGATGGGTCTACCCGGCACGATAATTCCCCCGGTGTTCGCCGCGCTCAATCGCCTTAGCAATCAAGTCGCAGGCGTTGAAATGGTGTTTGCGGGCGAGTATCTCGCCGCGCTTCTGCAAGTTTTCACCGTGAAGATCGCGGCAGAAGCGCAGCCACTCCACGATCTGCGCCACCTCTGCCTTCGCAGCGTCACGCTCGGCGACGATCTCACGCAATTCCTCAGTCGTCATGCTTGCTCTCCTTGCACTGGTGCCATCAGGTTGACGCGGCCTCGCGCCCGGCCGTTGGCGCGGGCAGCCTCATAGACAGTCGGGCGTTGCGCCTTGAGCGCCGCCGTGCAGCGCGCCACTGAGCCCCAGCCGTAGTCGTGGGCCAGCTCGCTGAGCGTCCGGTCGCCGATGTCGCGGCTGTCGGACGGCAGCGTCGGCATGGTGCCGGGTGGCCGTGGCGGGTGGTTGGTGCGACGGGGCGGTGCCTCCTCCTTGGCCACGCGCGCCTCTACGGCTGCGTGCTGCGAGATTTGGCTCCTGAGCCTCTCGTTAGCATATATGCGAACCATGCGGCCGTCAGGGTACAGCCACCAGAAGCGCCTGTTGTGGATGATTGCCTTGCGGATCATGCGTCATCCTCTTCGGGGTCGTGGCCATACCGCTCGCGATAGACCTGCAGACCGAACAGCAGAAACTGCGTGAGGTCCGGCGGCTCTTCGTTACGCTCATCAAAGAACTCGGCGTAGGGTATGCGGTAGGTGTAATGCTCGCCGTTGTCGGCGAAGGCGTCCTCAAGGAAGACGACGATGTGGCCGTCCATTAGGTAGATTTCGAGGCGCTGTTGACGCAGCCACTGCGAGAAGGCCTTGTTGATGACCGTCTCAACGTCATCGAGATCAAAGCAGAAATCGATGTCGCTTTTCGTCGTCTCGGGATCTGGGTCGATGAATGTCATGGCTTAGTACTCCTTATATTTTCCAGTGCCCAGAGGGGGGCGCAGCGCTCGCCTGCGGGTGTGTCCACCAGCACCATCTGGTGGTCCTGACAATAGGCCAAGGCGCGCTGGTGGGCCTTCTCCTGCCACGCGCCGACCCACAGCAGCAGGCCAAGGACGACGCCGAGGGTGCAGATGGTGATGATGGCTATGCGGTTAGTCATTTGATCTGCTCCTTGATGAGGACGGCTTCGGCGACGATCTCGGTCGCGATGGCCGTGATCGCCGCGAGGCGGTCGTAGTGCGCCTGTCGATCTGCCACGCACTGGTCGTTGTCGCCGGGGTAGTCCCGGCCGTTGGGCGTCACCTGCTGCAGCGCCTTGATGGCGGCCTGCAGGGCGTCGTAGGCGGCGAGGCGCGGCTGGATCAGGTCGTCCGCGCTGCTGCCGTTGAGGTTGAGCGTGGGGCGGATCATGCCGCCACCTGCGCGGCGATGCGGCTGATGCTGCGGCAGGCGGCGATGGCCTGCCGGCGGGCGGCCTCGCGCGGCCCCCACTGCAGCCAGTCGGTCGTGGGGTGGAGCAGGGCCCACGCGGCGCTGCTGATCGAGCGCGTCGTCGGGCAGAGCGCCTGCGGCGGGCCGGCGGTCTCGGCCGGCTTGCCGTCGCGCCACTCTTGCTTGGCGATGTCTTCCTTGAGCCATGTGTGCATGTCGGTGTCTCCGGTTGGTCGTTGCTGATGACCTCTTCTCTCATAACCAACGTGGCGTTGCAATAGCCTAATTTGCAGCATGAGCACTTTTTTACACGTGCTGCAGCATGCAGCATTAGCAGCACGGTGCAGCAAGATGCATCATGCTGCAAATGGTGCAGGTCGGGTAATGCAGCATTTCTGCAGCACCAAGGGGGTACACCCCCGTAGGGGGTGCCCCCCACTGCTGCAAATGCTGCACCGAGCAGATGCTGTGCTGCGCTGCAGAAATCCATGGTGTGATGACCAGCCCCGGAAGCTGAAGATGCAGCGTGATGCGTCGTGCTGCAGATGCTGCAGCGCCTCGTAAAAAAGTGCTTGCAACGGTGCGTTGCATGTGAGAGAAGGGATCATCAGCAACGGGGCAGCGCCCCACACGAGGAGACGACAGATGGCCAAGATTATCGAAGTTAGCACAACGCGTTTTGAAAACGGGCTTTACGCTTTGGCATTTGACGGCGTTGTCAAAGGTGATTGCGCTAAGTTTGATACCGCTCGCGAAGCACGCATTGCGGCTTTTTCGTGGAACGGCAAGGAAAGCGGTTGCTGGGACGGTTCGACGTGGGTTGAAACGGTCTATAAAACCACGGAGGGCTAACATCACCGGGGGGCGGCCACAGCGCCGCCCCTTGTCGTTCGGCTGGCTGGGTGTTATCTGCTGTGGGCTGGTAGTCCTGCCACGAAGCGGAGCATGCAGATGGCCGATGACATTGTCGGTAGTAAAAAAATGGGTCGGCCGCCATACGAGGCGACGGACGAGCTTCGCGCCAAGGTGCGGACGTGGGCCGCTGTCGGCACGACACAGGAAGTGATCGCCGCAGAGCTTGGCATCTGCATCGACACCCTCGCCAAATACTATCGGGACGAACTCGACGAGGCGTCCGCTCGCGGCGTGGCAAACATCGCCAGCAACCTGTACGCGAAAGCCATGTCGGGCGATGTGACATCCATGATCTTCTACCTGAAGACGCGCGGACGCTGGCGCGAGAAGGCGTCGGCGGGCGATGACGAGAACCCATTGGTCATGCGGATCGAGGGCAGCATTGACCCCCTCGATCAGGCGATGGAGATCGCGAAGCGGGCAGCACGAGCAAAACAGCCCGATGAGTGATGGGGCCTGCCTTGCTGGCTGAGAGCCACGAGATCGAAGCGACGTTCGCCGCTGCCCGCCAGCGCCGGGCGCAGTTGCCCGCCGTCGAACGATTGGCCTACGACAAACATATGGCGTGGCTGGCGCAGGCGCACGCGCACCAGATCGAGCCGGAGGGGAACTGGCGTACATGGCTGCTGCTTGCCGGCCGTGGCGCTGGCAAGACCAAATGCGCGGCGGAGTGGGCTTGGTGGGAAAGCTGGCGCGATCCGGGGTCACGCACGCTGGTCACCGCGCCGACGCTGGGCGACATCCGCGACACCTGCTTCGAGGGCGAGAGCGGCTTGCTGAACTGCATACCGCACCAGTTGATCAAGGACCACAACCGCTCGCTGTCTGAGATCGTGCTGGTCAATGGCTCGCTGATTAAGGGCATCCCCGCATCCGAGCCTGAGCGCTTTCGCGGCGGCCAGTGGCACCGCGTGTGGGCCGACGAGCTGGCGGCGTGGACCTATGACGAAGACGCGTGGCAGATGATCATGTTCGCCCTGCGCCTCGGCAAGAACCCGCGCATGGTGGCCACCACAACGCCAAAGCCCAAGCAGCTCATCCGCCAGCTAGTGGCCCGCAGCGGGAAAGACGTGACCATCACGCGCGCCACCAGCATGTCTAACATGGCCAACCTCGCGCCGACCTTCCGTGACCAGATCATGGCGATGGAAGGAACAGTGATTTTTCGTCAAGAGGCGTTGGGAGAATTGGTCGATCCTGAGGAGGGTGGAATTGTCAAGCGCAGCCAGTTCCGCCTGTGGCCGCACGACAAGCCGCTGCCCCAGTTCGAGCTGGTCATCCTGTCGCTCGACACCGCCTTCACCGAGGCGACGGTGGACAAGCGCAGCGGCGACCCGGACCCGACAGCCTGCACCGTCTGGGGTCTGTTCTACCACGAGAAGCGCAACAACGTCATGTTGTTGGACTGCTGGGACGCGCACCTCGGCATGCCCGATCTTATCCGGCGTGTGAAGAGGGAAATGACCATTTCCTACGGTGACGACGGCGACACGGCGCTGATCAAGCCCATGTTCGGCAGCAGCAAGCCGCTGACCTCCGGCCGCAAGCCCGACATCCTGCTGATTGAAGACAAGGGCAGCGGCATCTCACTGCGCCAGATGCTGGAGCGCGAGGGGCTGGAGGCATACGCCTACAACCCCGGCCGCGCCGACAAGCTCACGCGCCTGCACATCGTCAGCCCGATCTTCGCACGCAAGATGATCTGGCTGCCCGAGAGCAGCAAGCACCCCGGCCGGCCGCGCAACTGGATCGACCCGCTGCTGCACCAGTTGTGTAGCTACACCGGTCCTAACAGCATCAAGCACGACGACTACGTGGACAGCACCACGCAGGCGCTTCGCCTCATGATGGACAAGAGGTTGCTCGATGCGGTACAAGCCAAAAAAGATGAGACCGGACCGCCTCCCAAGGCGCTCAGCAACCCTTACGCCGCGTGAAGGACGAGACCATGGACGAGGACGACATGGACGAACTGCCCGAGATGGTCGAGCTGCCCGAGGAAGAAGAGCCCGATGTCATCGACACTGAGGACGGCGGCGCTATCGTCAAGCTGGACGATGCCGACGAGCGGTCCGACGACTTCTACGCCAACCTCGCCGAGACCATGCCCGAGAGCGAGCTCAGCACCATGGCGGCTGACTACCTCGACCTGATCGGCAAAGACAAGGAAGCGAGGAAGAAACGCGACGAGCAGTACGAAGAGGGCCTGCGCCGCACCGGTCTGGGCGACGACGCGCCCGGCGGCGCGCAGTTCAACGGCGCGACCAAGGTCGTGCACCCGATGCTGACCGAGGCGTGCGTGGACTTCGCCGCCCGCGCCATCAAGGAACTGTTCCCGCCGCAGGGTCCGGTCAAGGACTTCATCCCCGGCGAGCCGACCGTCGAAAAGCTCAAGAAGGCCAAGCGCAAGACGGACTTCATGAACTGGCAGCTCACGGTGCAGAGCCCTGAGTTCCGCGCCGAGCTGGAGCAGCTCCTCACGCAGGTGCCGCTGGGCGGCGCGCAGTATATGAAAACCACTTGGCACGAGGCGCGCAACCGGCCGGAGTTCCTGTTCGTCGCCATCGACGACATGTACCTGCCGTTCTCGGCGACGAACTTCTACAGCGCCCAGCGCAAGACGCACGTCCAGTACCTGACGCAGCTTGAGTACACCCAGCGCGTCAAGCGCGGCATGTACCGCGACGTGGACCTGACGCCCGTCACCCTTGAGCCCGACTTCAGCTTGGCCGAGAAGGCCAACAACAAGATCGAGGGCCGCACCGAGACCAGCTACAACGAAGACGGACTGCGGACCGTCTACGAAATCTACGTCACGGCCGACATCGAGGAGGACGGCGAGGCGCTGCCCTACATTATCAGCGTGGACAAGGTCACCAGCAAGGTGCTCTCGATCTACCGCAACTGGGACGAGCTGGACGAGGCGCAGGAAGAGCTGCAGTGGTTCGTCGAGTTCCCGTTCATCCCGTGGCGCGGCGCGTACCCCATCGGCCTGCCGCACATGGTCGGCGGCATCTCGGCCGCCGCGACGGGCGCACTGCGCGCCCTGCTCGACAGCGCGCACATCAGCAACAGCCAAACGATGCTCAAGCTCAAGGGCGGCAGCAAGGGCGGCCAGTCGCTTGAGATACAGCCGACGCAGGTGATGGAGATCGAGGGCGGTCTGGCGGCGGACGACATCCGCAAGCTGATCATGCCGCTGCCGTACAACCAGCCGTCTCCGGTGCTGTTCTCGCTGCTCGGCTTCCTCGTCGATGCCGGCAAGGGGGTCATCCGCACCAGCATGGAGGACATCGCGGACGGCAATCCGAACGCGCCGGTCGGCACGACGCTGGCCAAGATCGAGCAGGGCATGGTCGTGTTCAGCGCCATCCACGCCCGCATGCACAACAGCATGCAAAAGCTGCTCGGCATCCTGCACCGCCTCAACGCGATGTACCTTGAGGACGAGGACATCAAGGAGGAGATCGGCGAGCAACTGGCCACGCGCGAGGACTTCGAAGGTCCGCTCGACGTGGTGCCGGTGTCCGACCCGAACATCTTCAGCGAGGCGCAGCGCTTTGCACAGGTGCAGGCGGTCGCCCAGCGCGCGGCCGCGCTGCCGCAGCTCTACGACCAGCGCGCCGTCGAGGAGCGCATCCTCGACACGCTGAAAATCCCTAACGCCGAGAAGCTCCTGCTGCCGCCGACGACGCCCAAGGAGCAGAACGCGGTCAACGAGAACCTGTCGGCCTCGATGGGTCGGCCGGTCGTGGCCTTCCCGGCGCAGGACCACATTGCCCACCTCAAGACGCACCTCGCGTATATGATGAACCCGGCGTTGGGCCAGAACGCGCTGATCGCGCCGGTCTACCTGCCGATTATGCTGAACCACCTGAAGGAGCACATCGCCCTGTGGTACGTCTCGTCGGTGCTGGAACTGGCCGAGGAAGAGGCGGGCGAGGATGTCACCAAGACGATGAAGGAACTGAAGACGCCCGAGGCGCGGCAGGCGTTCGACCGCATGCTGGCCGAGGCGTCGCAGAGCGTCGTCGAGCAGGCGACCGGCGTCTTCGCATCGCTGCCGCCCGTCATCCAGCAGGTGCAGCAGATCATCCAGCAGTTGCAGCAGCCCGGCATGCCGCAGGACCCGCGTCTGGCCATCGAGCAGCAGAAGATGCAAATCCAGCAGCAGGACAGCCAGCAGCGCGCCCAGATCGAGGGCCAGAAGATGCAGGCCAACATGCAGATGGAGCAGGTCAAGATGCAGGCCAACATGCAGCTTGAGCAGGCCAAGATGCAGGCCGACCTGCAGCGCGACCAGCAGCGTGCCCAGATCGAGGGACAGAAGATGCAGGCCGACGGTCAGCTTGAGCAGCAGCGCATGCAGCTTGAGGCGGCCAAGGCGCAGATCGACATGCAGCTTGAGCAGATGAAGCAGGACCGCGAAGACCAGCGCAAGAAGGCCGAGCTGGACGCGCGCATGGCCATGAACCTGCAGGACAATCAGACCGCGATGCAGCTCGCCGCAGCGGAAATAGCCTCGGGCGAGAGGTTTGACGTGTCCACGGGCACAGGCATCAACCCGCAACCGTAAGGAGGCCGACAATGGCTAAGGACACACCCAAGAGCAGCGAAGTCGCCCAGAGGGGCGAGGGCGTCAAGCAGCACAAGCGGATGGCCATGGGCGAGATGCCCAAGGTGCCGTCGATGCCTAAGACACCTGCATGAGAATTGAGACCCTGCTGCAGCGACTGGAGCAATCGCAGGCCGAGTTGGCACGCGATGCGCTGCAGCAGCCTCAAGGCCGAGACCTTTTCGAGTATGGAAAAGTGGTCGGCATGTACGCGGGCCTTGAGCTTGCCAAAACCGCGTTGATCGACACGGTGGCGGAGAGCGAGCGAAAGGCCTTTGACCTTTAACCCCCTTGAGCGGAGGAGCACCCGTGCAAGACTACGTTCTGAACAAAGTGCAATTTGCGTATGGCAGCCTCGAAGAGGCCTTCCCGGCCATTGATCCGGGCGTAACGCCGTTCGGCAGCCGCGTCCTGTGCCAGATACGTCTGGCCAAGCAGAAGACGGCCGGCGGCATCATCCTGACGGGCGACATCAAGGACACCGAGACTTGGAACACGCAAGTGGCCAAGGTCGTGGCCGTCGGCGATCTCGCCTTTAGGAACCGCAACACGCAGCAGCCATGGCCCGAGGGCTCGTGGTGCGAGGCGGGGGACTACGTCCGCGTCCCCAAGTACGGCGGCGACAAGTGGACAGTGCGTATCGACGATGACCAAGAGGTCATCTT